CAATAACATCACGCCAAGCAACATAAAACAGGTGGAATCTTTCATCTCAATCTCCTTAGTTATTTTGTATAAAAGCAGCAAACTCAACTACCAACGCACAACCAATAAAGCTAAGTGCTACAACGAAATCTTGAGTTAAGAGAAGAGACACCAAAGCACAGGCAGAAAATGTCATCGAAGCAATAGCTAATATGCGGATAGTTTTCATGAGGTCAGTCTCCAAAAAGGTAATAAAATCAAGTGATGGATAGGGAGATACGCACGGGTGGGCTAACTCCTACAGAAATGTGGAGCGTCACCCCCGTAAGGGGACGCGAACACAAGCAATAACTTCTATACGTACATCTGCCACCGTCTTAACCCTTGAATTGACACAAAAATAGCCACAGATTAGTTAGAACCCGTAGATTTACTGGTAAACCAACGGATTAAATATCGGGATGTGCAGTCGGTAGACCAAGGAGGGGTAACGGTGTACCCCCCATCGGACCAAGCTGGGTTAGACCACGGGGACCAAAGCAACAACGTATTACCCTTACGAACGCAGTCTTCTAAATTTTTTTCTTCTCTACCCCTAGTACTTACCAAATCAAACACAGCTATTACGATTCGGGAAACATGGACATGTATCGGCGCTGACTATTATTAGTTGGCGCTTTTTTTTGGGGGTTTAGGTATGGCGGCACGAATCAAGAAGATTCGTCACGACGAGGACACTCGGAAGAAGATACAAGCGGGGGTATTGATCTCTAAGTTGATGGGTCATATAGATGGGAAGACGGTGATGTCACCCTCTCAGATCACGGCGGCGAAGATATTGTTGGACAAGTCGTTACCGAATTTAAGTGATGTGAAGTTAGATACGGGGGCGCAGGGTATTACGTTCAACTTAAATGTTCCTAATGCGGGATGAGTGAAGTTGTTGGTGATGAATTAATTTCGTACAACCCACCGGGTTTGGGTGCGAGTAACTTTCATGCACACAGTGGGTTTGTTCGGGGGCTGATGGGACCTGTTGGTAGTGGTAAGTCATCGTCCTGTTGTGTTGAGATTGTTGCTCGGGCGTTGAGACAGAGGCCGTGGGTAGATGGAGTAAGACGGAGTCGCTGGGCGGTGATACGGAACACGTATCCAGAGTTAAAGAGTACGACGATACGGACATGGGAGACATGGTTTCCGAGTCATGTAGCTCCGATGAAGTGGGACACGCCGATTACATCGATGATGATCATTGATGATTTGGGTGATGGGACGTCATTGGAGTTAGAAGTTTTATTTTTGGCGTTGGATAAAGCGACGGAGACGGGAAAGTTACGCAGCTTGGAGTTAACGGGTGCGTGGTTGAACGAGGCGTCGGAGATACCCAAAGAGATATTTGACATGGTAACGCAGCGTGTGGGGCGTTTCCCGTCGAAGCTGAGAGGTGGTCCCAGTTGGAGTGGTGTGATTTTAGATACGAATCCACCGGATGATGATTCTTGGTATTACAAGATTGCGGAAGAAGGAACACCGGAGGGATGGAAGTTCTTTAGACAGCCGGGTGGATTGTACAAAGAGGGTGAAGAGTACAAGCCTAATCCAGATGCGGAGAACATAGACAACTTACCCGGTGGTCACCAGTATTATTTAAATCAACTGGGCGCAAAGACTGACGATTGGGTGAATGTATTTTTGTTGGGTAATTATGGAACGACATCGGATGGTAAGCCGGTGTATCCAGAGTTCAACGACAAGATACACGTAGCCAAAGAGAACTTAGTTCCGATGCGTGGGATACCGATTATCTTGGGTTGGGATTTTGGATTAACTCCGGCGTGTGTGATTGGTCAGATGACTGCTAAGGGTCAGCTACTGATATTAAAAGAGTTGGTGTCTCACGACATGGGGATACGTCAATTTGCTAACGACATTGTTAAACCGGTTTTATTAAATGAGTTTGGTGGATTTGCTAGATTCTCTGCGGGTGACCCAGCGGGGTCGATCAGATCGCAGACGGATGAGAGAACTTGTTTCCAAGAATTATTAGAGTGTGGGATTACGACAGAGCCAGCCAATACAAACGATTGGATTCCACGGCGGGAGTCGGTAGCGTATTTCTTAACTCGGATGGCTGATGGTCAGCCGGGGTTTTTACTTGATCCTCGATGCAAAGAGATGCGGCGCGGGTTTAATGGTCGATATCGGTACGAGAGATTACGAACATCGGGTCAAGCTCGGTTTAAGGATCGTCCGATCAAAGACGATAGTTCACATATACAAGATGCTTTGCAATATGCGTGTTTGCGTATTCGTTCTGGTTTAACTCCAATTAAAGCAAAGACGGTGAAGACTTCATCCAATAAAGGTTGGACATGAGTATTGTTGTGGGTACGCCTCCGGTGGAAGTAGATATAGCGGTTAAGTCTCCAGAGAGTGGTGGATTTGATATTGCTGAGATTGAGCTGGCTGCGTACATCCGTAGTTGTTGGGAACGGGCGAAGTTTTCTAAGCAAGAGATTACAGAGCGTCTATTAAAGTGTGAGCGTCAGCGTCGGGGTGTATACGACCCAGACAAGGCTGTTGAGATAAACCGCACTGGTGGTTCTGACATCTACATGCGGCTGACTGATATTAAGTGTCGGGCGGCTGCTTCGTGGATTAAAGACGTCATGACGGTATCTAACGATAGACCGTTTGATTTGTCTCCATCTAAACAGCCTGAGATACCGCCAGAGATTAAAGCCTCGATCATTGACATGGTCAAGATGGAAGCGATGGACTATTTAGAGTCTGGTGCTGCAATCCATCCAGAGACCTTTAGAACCCGTCTAGAGCAGGTACACGACGAGATCACAGTCAAGTTAAGGGAAGAGGCTAAAGACAACGCCAAGCGGATGCGGGACAAGATAGACGATCAGATGACCAAGGGTAATTTTGATTCGTCGTTCCGTGAATTCATTGATGACTTTGTCACCTACCCTACGGCGATACTAAAGGGTCCTGTGGTTCGTAGACGTAAGTCTATGAAGTGGGGTCCGAAGTTCACAGCGATAGTTGTTACGGACTTTGTCCGAGAGTTTAGTCGTGTATCTCCGTATGACATCTACCCTTCCCCATCAAGCACAGGCGTTAATGATGGATGGTTAATTGAGCGTCATCGTTTGAGTCGGGCTGAACTGCAATCTATGCGTGGCGTGCCAGGCTACAGTGACGAGGCGATAGATCAAGTCTTAGAAAGATTTGGACAGAATGGTTTTCGTAATTGGTTGATGGGCGACCAAGAGCGAGACAATCTGGAGGGTAAGCCACACAGCCGCTTATATAACGACAGTGTTATTGAGGCGATTGAATTTTACGGAAGTATCTCTGGTCATCAATTACTTGATTGGGGTATGCCCAAAAAAGAGATCAAGGCTGACAAAGAGTACGAAGTCAATGCGTGGCAGATTGGTCCCTTTGTAATTAAGTTGGTTTTAAATCCTGATCCATTGGGTAAGCGTCCCTACGACATTGCTCAGTGGAACGAGATACCCGGATCGTTCTGGGGTACGGCGTTACCGGAACAGATGCGTGATGTACAGACTATGTGCAACGCATCGGCTCGAGCGTTAGCCAACAACATGGGTGTAGCGTCGGGTCCTCAAGCGGAAGTAACGATTGATCGTTTACCCGATGGTGAGGACGTAACGTCTATTTATCCGTGGAAGATTTGGCAAGTCACTACAGACAAGACGGGTGGCGGTCAACCAGCGGTACGGTTCTTCCAACCCAACATGAATGCCGATGTTCTTCTTGGCGTGTATGCGACCTTTGCCAAACAGGCTGACGAAGTAACGGGTATCCCTAACTACGTCTACGGAAGCTCTGGTGTATCTGGTGCTGGCAGAACGGCGTCTGGTTTGTCCATGTTGATGGATAACGCTGCCAAGGGTATTAAGCAAGCTATTGCTTCTATTGATCGTGTGGTCAGTGGCGGCGTTAATAGGCTCTACATCCACAACATGATGTATGACCCTGATATTTATATTAAGGGTGATTACAACGTCGTGGCTAAAGGAGCCTTGGGGTTGGTTGCCAAAGAGCAGTTGCAGTTACGCAGGAACGAGTTCTTGCAAGCAACAGCTAATCCAGTTGATCTTCAGATTGTTGGTATGGAAGGCCGCGCTCACTTGTTGCGTGAAGTGGCTGCGTCTCTACAAATGGACACCGACAAGATTATCAAAGAGCCAGAGCGTTTGAAGTTTGACGCTGAGAAGGCTGCGGCTGCGGCACAACTTATGCAAGCCCAACAACAGATGCAACAACCAGAAGCGCCAGTAGCAATGGACGCTGCGGGTAATCCTGCGGGTGGAACGGATGTCAATACTATGAACGGAGTGGTTTGATGAACAACATGATGAAACCAAAGAAGATGATGGGCGGCGTTGCACGAATTCCACAGGGTTATAAAGACGGTGGCAAAGTGAAACCCCCTAAAGAGAAAGCTAAAGGAGACATGAAGTCTTCTTCTAATATGATGCGTACCGGCAAAGAGATGGCGTCTGGTGCAATGAGTCCAGAACAATATGCATCGAGCGCAAAGATGAATGACGGCGGCTTGGTAAAAGCCACTAACAGCATGGCTCCCAATGAATGTACTTATAACCTTGGACCCGGCGTTCGGTCTCAACAAGATTATAGGAAATAACTTTTAAGATTAATGTCGCTAGGAAATAGGACTTAATAATGGCTAAAAATAAACCTCATTATCTTCCTACCGGCAAACTTCATACCGGAGCGACCCATAAAACTGGGGAAACTTTAATGACAGGTGCGAAGCATACAAAGTCGAGCAAAGTTTTATCTCACACCAAACCTAAAGAAAAGACGGCGAAATGAAAACCGGACTATACGCAAATATTGCAGCCAAGAAAAAACGCATAGCCGAAGGTTCTGGCGAGAAGATGAGGCGTGTTGGTACTAAGGGCGCACCGACTAAAGCTGATTTCACAGAGTCGGCTAAGACTGCAAAGCCGTATAAGAAATGATTAAACGGGGCAAGGAAGAGTTTGCAGGATACAACAAGCCTAAAGCTACTCCTAGTCATCCAACGAAGTCCCATGTGGTTCTAGCTAAGTCTGGCGATGATGTAAAGCTTATTCGCTTTGGGCAACAAGGTGTTACTGGAAGCCCTGACGGATCGGCAAGAAACAAATCGTTTAAAGCGCGTCACGCAGAAAACATTTCCAAGGGAAAGATGAGCGCGGCGTACTGGGCAGATAAAGTTAAATGGTAAGAAATTAACTGGGGTAAATCGTGGCTGAGAAAGACATTGATCTAAACTTAGAACCCCAAGTATTTGAAGGCGACAAAAAACTATTTGTTGCGGCGGGAAGAGTTTCTGGAAAGAAAAAACTTTCTGACGATGAAGTAGAAGCTTACGCAGACTTAGTGTCTATACATGGTAAGGGGATAGGAACAAAGCTTTCGGCTCCGGGCATTGGGGCAAGATACAAGCATCAACTAAGTCCTGAATCATCTATTGAAATTCAGGGCGAGAAAAGACAAAAAGATATGGGCGAACCTTGGTCTATTGGAATCTCATATAACAAACAGTTTAATGATGGTGGGGTTGTATTAAGCTCCACTTCCGCATCAGTTGGGTTTACTGCTCCAAACATTAGAACTGGAGTAAGAGGTCCGGGTGTGCGGTCTCCAAGGGATTACAAGAAACAATGATATTAAGCAAACCAGATAGACAGCTACTCGTTGCTTTGTCGGCGCTTGAGACTGACCCCAATTTCCAAGTAGTCATGAATTGGTTGTTTTCATCTCAAGAAGAAATTTATCAAAATACTTCATACATCAAAGACGAGGTTCTTGTCCGATGGAATCAAGGAGCGGCACAAGCCGTTATTGAAATAATTGAAGTAGCAATGAACACCAGACAATCGTTAGATCGTCTGAAGTAATTCCCCCGTCGGGGGCATAGCCAGCCATACGGCGTTAAGTGTGGCATTCCATACGCACCGAAGTTATGTGTCAATAAACCTGACAGGCATTGACACGCTACTGCGATATGCAAACAGGAGTAAGAATGTCTTTACCAAGAGCTGTACTTGAAGCAGAACAACGTGCTGATGAACTTCTTAAACAATTGAACGGAGCTGAACAGCAAGCACCATCACAGGATGAGACCCCAGTAGTGGAGACCTCATCGGAACAGGAACAGCCCAGTGAGGTTGCTCCAGCGGGACAACAACTTGAAACTCCTTCCGACCCTCAAAGAGAGGACGATGTTTGGGAGCAGCGGTACAAGTCGTTGCGCGGCAAGTACGACGCCGAAGTTCCGAGAATGGCTGCAAGCAATAAAGAGCTTACCAGTAGATTGCAAAGCATCGAAAGAGAATTAGAAAAGGTTAAGACCTTTAAAGCTGTAACGAAAGACCCGCTCATTAAGCCAGAAGAAATTCAAGAGTATGGAGAACCCCTAGTGGATTTAATCCGCAGGGCTGCTAGAGAAGAAGTTTCCTCAAAGGATGCGGAAATTGAATCTCTTAAATCCTCACTTGAACGATTTGAAGCTTCGTCAACTAAGAATGCCGAGATCGATTTTTATGAGAGATTGAGAACGGCGGTTCCTGATTGGGAAGAATTAAATCGAGACAAAGATTTTCTGCAATGGCTTTCTGAATACGATGAGCTTTCCGGTAACCAGCGACAAGATTCTCTTGATGAGGCTGTAAGAAATAATGACGCTTTACGCGCATCACGTTTCTTCAATAAATGGAAAGACATGTCAACAAAACAGGCAGCAACTGTATCGCGCAATTTAGAATCGCAAGTCGTACCTTCATCGTCAAGAGTGTCTTCTGCTCCTGCCGGTAAAAAGATTTGGTCTCGATCTGAGATTTCAGATTTCTATATGAAGGCTCGTAGAGGTTCTATTCCTGACAAAGATATGGTCGCTATTGAAGCAGACATCCATGCCGCACAATTAGAAAATCGTATTCGATGACTAGTGCCGCATGGTCATATTAAGGAGTATCTATTATGGCTGTAGGCGTAACCAGTGGCTATTATGTAGCGGGTCAAACAACTAACTCGTACACCACAAACTTCATCCCTGAAATTTGGTCAGGCAAACTCCAAGTCAAGTTTTATAAATCTACCGTCCTCGGTGAGATTACAAACAATGACTGGGAAGGCGAGATCAAAGGTCAAGGCGACAAGATCAACATTCGTACCATTCCAACAATCACTATCCGTGATTACACGAAGGGTCTGAATCTAACCAACGAAGTTCCGATCTCAACACCAACAACTCTATCTATTGACTACGGTAAATATTTTAGCGTTGTCGTTGACGACATCGACAAAGCGCAATCTGATGTTGCACTCATGGATATGTTTACCAATGATGCAGCTCAACAAATGAAGATTGCAATCGATAGCATGGTTCTAGACGGCGTTAAAGCTGCTGCTGTTGCTGCCAATAGAGGCGCAACGGGTGGTGCAAGTTCAGCCAATATTAATCTTGGTACTGATGCCGCACCCTTTAGCTTTAGCAAATCAACTGCTCTTGATTGCATCCTGAATATGGGATTGGCTCTTGACGAGCAGAACGTACCAGAAGATGGTCGTTGGGTTGTTATCCCTGCATGGGCTGCTTCGCTGATTAAAGGTTCTGAACTCCGTCAAGCTTACTTGACCGGTGATGACACTTCTATTCTGCGTAACGGCAAGCTGGGCATGATTGATCGTTTCACGGTCTATGTATCCAACAACTTGCCAAAGACTGCGGATTTAGATTCGTACATCATGGCTGGTACACGCGATGCTATTTCGTTTGCTTCGCAAATTACTGACGTAGAGACTCTGCGTTCAACCTCGACATTTGGCAACATCATGCGTGGTTTGAATGTGTTTGGCTACAAAGTAGTTAAGCCAGAAGCACTCGTCAACGGTGTCATTGTAAAAGCTTAATCGCCCTCCCCTTCGGGCTTTTATAGGGGTGAGGGTTTTATAACCCTCCCCCCTATTTTTTTTATGACTCCAAAACTAATGAGAAATACCAAAACCGGAAAAGTGGTTTTGTTTCATGCCACCATTATTAAAGAGATGCCGTGGTATGAACCTATTGATGATTTGGTAGAAAAGCCAAAGAAGAAACGACACTTGAGCTGGAAGAAAGCACTTGAGTCTAAAGCGCATGAAGACACTTCAAGTAATGAGGCATAGAAGATTATGGTGAACTGATGGCAACTTTTCAAAATGTAATAGATGACGCCAGAGTTTTGCTGAACGATTCTGACAAAACTCGTTATTCAGATGCATTGTTATTGTCATTCACCAATCAAGCAATTGCTGAGACTAAAAGAATCAGACCTGATTTGTTTTTTGGAACGTACAGCACAGCGTTAAGTACGTACATTTTATCTGACACATTCCCTCTATCTAGTGAATATCAACCATACGTACACGATTACATCATTGGACGGTCCAATAGTATTGATGATGAATACACATTAGATGGACGAGCTACTGCATTTTTACAAAGATTTAAAAATGGAATGATTGGCATATGAGTACA